GCTATAGCATTTGCTCCTGATCCACCGCCACCTGTGATGGTCACAGAAGGAGCAGAGGTATAGCCAGAGCCTGGATTAATAATTCCAATAGAAACAACTGACAAGTTGCCGACGTTGCCAGAAATGCTCGCAGCACCCACGGCTCTAATGCCTGGAGCAGGAGGCGCACTAATAGTGACTTTAGGAATTGAGGTGTAACCGCTGCCTGGGTTATTAACCAAAATATTAGTGACTTGCCCTGCCGTGTTGGTAATCGAACATAGGGCAGTTGCTTGGATACCGTTGGCTTGGTCAGGAACGCTGATAGTTATGGTCGGTGGCGATGTGTAACCCGTGCCTGGGTTAGTGATGCCAACACCGCCAACAGAACCTACGTTATTTAGGTTGGTTCCGTCCCAAGTAAAGTATCCATTAACAGGGTCTAATATTAGCGCGTATTGATTGTTCCAGTTGCTAACATTGAACTTACCCTGAACGGAGTTACCATTAACTATAACGCTGCCCGTTACCGCTATTGGCCCGCGAGTACCGGCAGAGGCATTTAGGTAATATGTACCAATACCGCCGGTTCCAGTGCCGTATGAAGAAATGGTGATTCCGGTAGGTATGCCCGCACCAGTTATGATTTGACCAACGGCAAAAGTGCCTGTGACTCCAGCGGTCACATTCAAAATATTAACCGTCAGCGTTGGACTAAGCCGCACAGAAGAAACATAAGCGGTCGTTGCAGTAGCAACCGTTTGCAATGAATAAACTGAAAATGTTCCGGCTGGCGCAATAGTGCCAATGGTATTAACTGGTAGCGGTGGGTTAGCCGATGACGCTAAGATCATGTACTCGGCGCTACCGTCAATCTCAAAAGCAATTAAGTAGTCTGTCAAATTAAGACTAACGCTGAACAAATTGATGACAGTCGATGTGAATCCAACTGATCCTAGTTTGAGATAGTTAGGCGTGATCTTTAGGTTAGCCGCGCCAATCGGCATAACATTTTCAAGCCATGAGAACTCATCTTCATTGATAGCCGTGCGATCCGCTTTGGTATTGACACCACGGAACTGTCTTACGACTTGATACGACTTTTTTTGTTCTGCTGCTGCCATATCTGTTAATACGGCGTACTGTAAGGGTTAGGCATCCTTCTGGTATAAGTGGACACCAAGACCGATTGCGTATGCTTAATGTATTCCTGCTTGAATATTTCTGCTTCACCGAACGATTGCTCGTAATACTTGGCTAAATAAGCCGCATAGAACTGCACTGGGCCAGTATATGGGTCATTAATGGTGTCTACGTCTGCCAGAGCCACCAAAGGAGTTGGCAATACCACCGTATCTAGCTCAATTATGTAAACTTGGTCAGGAACAGGCGATATATAGCTTTGAGCCTGTCCGTAGGAGCTAAAAGCAATAGGACGGCCTATGTAGTTCTGCCAAAAACGCAATTCAGCGTTAAATTGCGTCCACGGCAGGTATCTCTGGGGTACACGGCTGTTTCCCCAGTACAAATTGATGTTAATGATGTCTAAAGTGTTGGTTCCCTGCGGTAAGCAGCTCCAATTTATGATTTCTGAGTTGCCAGCGTATTGCAGCATGGCTGTACCGTTTGCAAAAGGCGTTGACGGTGGTATAGCACCCGATCCCGTGGGATATATTGGCGCTGAACTGCCCAACGTACCCGCAGTCACTACCTTATAGATAAAGATGTTGCTTACAACGTAGTCATTTAAGGCTACAGGCGTATTAGCAGACCAAAAGTAAGGATTAGCGCCCCCAGGTACGGGGGTAGTAGGGACTTGCGCTTGTTGAAGAATTCGGAGACACCCTGTGTCTCGGACGATACGCTGACGCGCTTCGTTGATGTAAGAAGTTAGCTGGGGCTGTGTGTAGAAATTATAGTTGGCATCGTGCAACAGGCGCTGAACCTGTGTGATGTACCCTGAAAGTGTTTGCGACATTTGAGGCCCATGCTAAATAACCGTGCGAGTAATCTTTTTTTATCACCCGCACGGCTTGTCTTAGAAGCTGACCACATCACCATAAACGCAAATGTCTACCGTGTTGGCATTACCAGACGCGGTGTTGACATTGACGTAAAGGGTGGAAGTCGTGTTGCCCGAAACAAACGTAGCAGTCGGAGTAATATCTTGGAACGTACCCACAGCAGACACGCTGCTGATTACCGTGTTAGCCGTAATCAGGTTTGCGCCGTTGTTGGTTGATCCAATCGAAATGTTAGCCGATGCCACCGATCCACTTGGATTTTGGATCGTTACTCGACGGACAATCACGCCTCCAGAGTTAGCAACAGCACCGCCAGCAGTTAATCCACCGCTTAAAAGCGGAAGTGCAATAACCGCGTTACCAGCCGAATTTAACGACTGGGCGCGAATGGTTGCAATTTTGTAGTTTGAAAAACTATCTGGCGTATTTTGTGCTACTGAATCTGAATTTGCCACGGTAATTCCTTACTTGTTATTGAACGTACCGGACACAGCCTGACCACCGTTCGAGCCGTACAACGTCACAGTGATGTTGGATGTGTTGCTCGAAATCGCTTGCACGTTCACGCCATCAGACATGAAGAATGAAGCGACGTTGACCGTGGAGATGTTCACCCAGGTCAACGAGGAAGCGTTGTTTGACGTATTGAGCTGAATCACCACGTTGGTGGTGGGCGGCAACTGCCAAACACCGGCTGGCACTGAAACGCCAGTTGTAGAACCCGTTCCCGTGTAAACGGTGACGGGCTGGAAAAATGCACCTGCGGTATTAGTTACCGCATTAGCACCAGCAAGAACGATTTTATTAGTTGAAAGTGACATGGTCGCTCCTTATAGCGAGATAGAGTTGTAACCGGTCACTTGAGTCATTGATTTTGGCTTCACTGATACCAGTTCAGCAATCATCAACACAGCGCCGACATAACCGATCTGCCAGTTTGGAAGCGTGGATTCAAACCCAGTGAACACAAACGAACCTTGCTCATGGATGTAGAGCGAGAGATAGTTGGTGTTCAAGAAGTACACGGTTCCCTCTGGGCAATATGGGTCTGGATAAATTGGCACACCAGCAACCATCAGGGCGCGGAACGCAGCCTGTGGGCCGTTAGCTTCGCCATCAAAGCCCGAACCTGGGGTAATGACATATTGCTCTTGACCAACGTAGTCCTGAGCCAACAGCGTCCAAGTACCAAAACCGCAAACACCGAACGTAGGCACTTCAGCGCCGTACTTCACAGTACCCGAAATGTACTGCAAGATGTTTTGACGGGTTGGGTTGACGTTACCAGCGGCATACACTTTTGACTGCCACCATGTGTTGCTTGAACGGGAAATGTTGCCGTAAGCACCAGCGGCTGGGTCAGTGTTCGATACCGCACCAGGCAGACCGATGAACTGCTGCGTGTTGGTGGTGTTGGTGTACAGAGCCGTCGCCATCGCGTCCATCATCACGTTAGTCGCGTCATTCATACGCGCTTCGATCAATGGGATAATGGCAGCGTCTTGCTGAACAGCGCCTTCCATGCCTAAGAATGGCACTGGAGCGATCATCAGCTTGAGGTCGAATTCTGCGTTGTACGCACCCTGCTGAACGCTGGGCTGGTTGAACGAACCAGAATAGTCTGACCACTGAGCGTTCACAAATTGTGAACCCTGCACTGGCACAGTGACCGAACTGACACCGCCCGATGCGCTCTGACTGTTGGCAATCAAAGCAGCCATCAATGGCGTTGAGTTATAAAGCTGGACAACCAGCTTTGGGATAAACGCTCTACGCGTTACATAGGTAAGTTCCGTATATTGCGAACTACCTGTTGCGGGTACAATACCACCACCGATTGGCATAATTTTTCTCCAAATTCCTTAATTAAAAACCGATTGGGCGCGAACCTTTTCGCAGTTCAGCTAATGCTTTTGCAGCTTCGTCCCTAGCGCCAGTAACCGGATTCTTCCAATATTTGTTAAGGTCGAATTTGCTAATAGCACTTGGGTTGTAGCCAGACGGAGTTGGTTGAGCAGATTGCTTCATCCACGACCAATATTCCGCAGCGGCTTCGTGATTGGTAATGCCCTTGTCGAGCATTACTTTTTCAATAGCTTCAATATCTTCTTCTTTTGCAAGACCATTTTTAACCACACGATTGCGTCGTGCAGTCAATTCTTCCATCGCATCACGTTCCCGTAATTGCGATTCAAGGCGCTCTACCCGCTTGTTAGCGGATGCGACTGCCGTGTTGGTTTGATCTTCGATGTCTAGTTCAGGAATTGACATCTCAGGCTTGGCTTTCTTGGTTAGACGCAAGAAATCTTTGCGCGTAGCGGGGTTATCCGCAAGGCTGCGCGCAAGCATTGCCAATTCATCACGGGCTTCAAGCGATAGGTCTTCTAGGCTCATTAGGAATTACCTCGGTGCTTTTCTTGATTTACGATTAGGATTTCGTTGTGCAGCCGTTCGCTTAGGGTTGGGAAGTCCCTTAGCAGAACGGTACGCCAAAACGTCGTTGGCAAACGCTTCACGGTTGTCATCTTGTTTTGACGAAGTATTAGCCATCATTATCTCTTGCTACGACGCTTAGAAGACTTATGCTTTTGTTGCATAAGCTCTTTCCCGCTGCGCTTATGCATAGGGCTGTGATGCTTGTAAGGATTACCCTTAGACATTAGATTACTTTCTTGCCGTTGCCGCGATCATTCACAGCCATCTTGTTCTTAGCGCCAATCTTGGTTGGGCCAGACAAACCGCCAAATGGCTCATAGCGTGGGGTGTTGATAATCGGGCCATTGGCCTGGTTATTGTCGGTTGGGCGACGGGGTTGCGAAGCGCCACGGGGCTTAAATAAATCCATGATTTCTTTCCTTTACATCGGACTTGGAGGAGGAGGCGGTGGAGCGCCGCTTGGAGCAGCACCTGGTGGGCCACCCATTGGAGGCATAGGGATGGCGGGAGCTTGCGCCATTGCTTGGCCTTCTGGCGTAGCACCTCCCGCTTGCGGTAAATTCTGCAACATCTGAAGTATTTCAGTTTGCTGTAATTCTTTGGTCTTGCCCTTACGAGGGCCGATCACGCCAGTCAAGGCGCGTATCGCAGCCATTGCTTTCTGGCCTTCTACCGATTCGCTTCCAAGGGACGGCAATGATTGTTCAATCAAATCCATCGCCATCGACAGGTTGACCATCGCGCCTTCTTTGTTTCCCATCTTAGGTTCTGGGGTAGACATGGGCGATGCCATAGGAGGCGTACTTGAATCAGACATACCAGGAGCCTGAATACCAGCATCAGAAGCCGCACCTGTAGGCGCACCCTGTTGCTTCTTCATCAGCTCCATCATTTTATCTTGCGAAACGCTCAAGTTATTCTTCCAGTCGAATTTAACCGATTGTGAATCATACTTTTAAAACTTGTCAACTTTAGTTGAAAGAGGGGTAGTTACCCACCCCTCTCTCTGTAAGGCAAAGGATTGCTCCTTTGATCTTACTTGCGAGCCTTACGACCCTTGCGTGCCTTGCGAGCCATTACGGTTCTCCAGTGCAGGGCCAACTTAAATTGGGAAGTCAGCCAAACCCATTAAATCCCAAGTGGGAATTACCGACGAGCCTTCCGACCCTTTTTGTGCATTTTACGCATACTAGTACCTTCCTAAAGCGCGTCCCATTTTTCTGGGACTTGACGCTTTGTAAGTTTTAACATTGGTTGTTTTATATTGCAAATTTCCTGGGCCGCTTCTCGCAGATAACGCTTGTGAGCTAACTCTCGGTTGATCTGCGGTTGAGGAAACCTCTGGTTTTCTAGCCATTATTCCACTGCCTTCAAATCAGGTTTGCCCTTGCCTTTCGGTTGAGCAGGAGGAGCTAATGCTGCTTGCGCGGCTTCTGCTTTCTCTCGCTTCTTGAGTTTCTCAATCAAGTGCTGCTTCATCGGCGGTTCTAACAAATCAATCAATGATTCTTTGTCAATCGCGCCGGTCTTGAACAGGTTAAATGCCAACTGCCGTAAATCTTCGGTGAATATTGGACTATTGGAGTGAGCGTCTACTTTAACAACAAAGTCTTTGGTGAACTGTTCGGCAATGAACTTGTTTCCGGCTTCGTCCTTGAAGTGCGTGTTGTCATACGCTTGCATGAGCTTGAGATACATGGTTGCCACTTTCTCAAGGCTGTCTTCAACGATCAGCGCCCGCTTTTTAGCGCGGCTTGAACCTAATCTAGCTAACTGCGAGGCGTGACCAGCGGAGCGAACACCCTTCTCACCCTGACCAGACAAGATGCTTGAAATACCACTGGCTTCCGCAAACATGGCGTCCACTTCGTGAATAACTTCAAACAACTCGGCGGGCATGGCAGGGGCTAAACGATCTGCCTTAGCGTTTGGCATATCGGTTGATAGCAATCCACCAGCGCGATTCAACGCAAAATTCTTTTCATCCAAGATACCGGTAAATCCGGTAAGTGCGGTAGGTGGATTAACTTGCTTAGATAGCAAGTCCAAAATCTCGGTCATGCGTCCGTTGCGGAGCTGCTGAAGCAAGATCAGCCGTTGTACCTCGGACTGACCCCAGTAGTAATCGTACTGTGGGCTTGGGCAAATCTGCACAAAGGGCAATTCGCCTTTGAGGAATACGGTTTCACCAGGTCGGTCATAGATGAAAATATCTGGATCAGCCATCGTCACCACGTTGTAATCGCTGATCTCATCGTTCCAGACCCAGAGTTCGTGCATCTTGACGGTATCTTCCGCAACACGGGCTTTGTAGCGGTTCATGCCGTACAAATCGAGGTTGACGTTACCGTAAATGGTTGGATTGGTCTGCGACATCACAATTCGGTCGATACCCTCTGGGATGTCTTCTGTTCGGGTATGAACTGCCGTTCCAATCCGTTTAACAATGGCGTCTCGCTTCGGATGACTATACAAACGGTTGTATAGCTCCGACTTGGTCATGTAATACGTCTGGACAATGGCTTCTTGCCGGTCTGTGTAGGGAACATCTTCTCGCAACACACCCATGCAGCCGGGTTCTACCAAGTAGGGATGAATTCCGTTATTGACAACAATCTTGATAAATGAACTGTTGTAAACCAATGCCCAGGTGAGGGCTGCGCTAAACACTTGGTCAGTATTGGAATTTAGCCACTCGTCGTTCAGTGCTTGTGTCAAACGGGGAACCTTAACGTGTTCCGGTTGTGGAACACTTGCGCCCATGTTGATGGTAAAACGTGTGGTTTCAGCCGAATACAAGAAGCTGGTCAGTTGGTCAATGTGCGGATAAATCTTGTTAAAGTGGGACGGGGATTCTTCCGGCCCCGCCCCAAACAAGTACCAAGCGCGTAAAGACGAATAATCTCCCTTACGCTCATTCAGAGAAACAAGGCACTTTTCTACCAGATCACGGTAAAAATCTTCCCTGTCATCATGATTGGTTGGTATACGCATTATTTCTTAATCTGAAGACCTTCGTGGTCTTGAGTGTAAGACGCGGCTCTCGGCCCAGTCAAATTGCCTTGCGCCTTCGGATTGATGCCAACCCCTTCATCGCGTACTGGCTTACCGTATCGACCGGACAGAACAGACTTCATGTTCATACCATTGATACCACCGCCCCAGACCGCTGCATCACCAGGTCGTGGTTCTCGCTTGATGTTCTGCGATTGAACAGGCGCTGTGGGCTGAGTGTTCTTACGGGTGTAATAACCCGCTTGATTCTCGCCCTCACGCGCTGATTTGATGTTGGTCATATTGAAATCCATAGCCAACTGATTCAGCGTTTTATCGCTCTTTTTAGTGGTTTCAGAACCGATGCTTGGGGCTTGTAGAAAGACCACCATCACGGTTTCTTGACAGTCTTCGTTGACACACGAAGGAACATTGTTTTCAAAATAGCCATGTACGGGACATTTGTAATCATGAAGCACACCCATCTCATTTACCTCCTAGCATTTCATTCAGAGTAGGATTTGAATAATCAGCCTTATTAGTAATACCCAACTTAATCTTTATTTCGCCATTAACCACTTGTAGGCCAGTGCTGCGTTTCATTCTTGGCGCAGCGTCTTTGCTGTATGCAACATATCGGGTGTTATCTCTGTTTTGGAATATGCGTACCCTGCCCTCGGCATAGGTGTGGTACGCCCGACTGACCCGACGTTGAATGGTTTCCGTTAAAGTGTCTTGCTCATACAGAAACACCTTTTTGAAGTGCGTCAGGCTCATGCCAGCCAGATCGCAAAACAAAGCAAGGCTGATGCCTCGGTCTTTGTCTTTGGCAAACCGTTGCATATAAAGCAACAGGTCTTTTTTTGGAATCACCTTATCCATAGACGCCAATCTTCTTTAGGTAGTCAGACACATTGCGCCCGACCGCAATCTGCTCTGGCGTTTTATCTTCCTGATTACGGGAAATCTCCCGTGACAGCTTTTGGTTAATCAAACGGGGCTGAAGTTGTTCAGCATAGGCCGCTACCGCAAGGGCAGTGGCTATGACCCGATCATCCTTGTTACGTCCGGTTGCCTGAATCGTACCGCCATCCCGAACAATGGTCTTCATTTCCTCAAGCAAATCCATCGAATAGATAGCCATCATGGAACGCTCAAAGTAGTCCTTCATGTAAGACAACATACGTTCCTTAGTTGCACTGGTGGTCAGCCATCCAATGCTGTTGCTAGGGCCACTGAGCGTGTCATTACGCCGCCAGAGGTAGTTCTGCATATTGCCGTAGACATCCATGAGAGAACGTCCCATAGAGCCGCCTATGGCGACTGCCTGACGCTTGAGGTTCTTCAGTTCGTTGATAACTGCCTGACCTGGGCCATTGACCTCAAGGTTAAGGGTTGAGTTCTTGTAGGCTCCGGCTAGGTGGGCAATGACCCAAGCAAACTGATAGGTATTCAGTTCACTGGTTGCAAACTCTGCCACCTGTTCCATACCGTCTGAATAGCATCTGAATACTTGTATGCAAAAGCGATCAGCCCAGTCGGATGACCCGTAGGCTGGGTCTGCGCCAATGACGTAGTAGGCCGTGTCAATCGGTTCTTCCCAAATCTTCAAGGTTGCCATGCGCTCGTTTGAGAGTATGACCTGAGTATCTTGGAAGTTGGCTCCCATGACGTAGCGGTAGGAATCAAACTTGAGTTTCTTAGCAATCTTTGCCGCATCGGTGCAGCGGGCATTACTGAAGAAACTAGTGCCGGTCATGATGAACGCATAGTCCTCAGTGGGCGGGAACTCCTGATACATCAGGGATTCCTCTTTGATGCCCTCAAGGAGCTTCCAGCGCCACCAAGCCATCTGACGGGAGTTGATCTCAACGTCATACAGTTTCTTGATGTCTTTTGTCCATTCCTTTTCTTCTGGCGTTAACTTTCCGTCCCAGTAGACCTTGTAGATATTGCTGTTGGGGTCTACGGAGTAATACTCATTGCGCCACCAGCCGCAGAAGATCGCCTTCTGTGTTCTGGCCTTCCGTGCAGTCACATACATATCGTGGAACATATTGAAGCCACGGGCTGTGCTTTCAAATATGTACATACGGTTAGGGTTGTTCTCAGCAAGTGATGCCAATAGGGATGCCAGACCTTCCTCATCGCCCCAGGAGGAGGTTTCAGTACCGTGCAGATAGGTAATTGCCTTACCGCGTCCAAGGCTGCCCTTAGCTCGTAAGCCAGCTACCTGATAGAACAGACGGGAACGGTTCTTCAGGGAGAGCTGTGTTCTGTTGTGCGCTAACAAGGGAATCCGGTATTCCTTGGGTAAGCCATCCATGTACATGGACAGGGTAGACCGGAACATATCCCTGTTTTCTTCCGTATCGGTTGTTAGGGTTCCCTGAAGACCTGGATTGATGAAGTGCCAGTACAGATCGAGTGCTAGCGAGATCGTGGTGATGCCAAGCTGCCGTCCTTTGAGGATGACAAACATATGGACATCGTTTTCTAGGCCAGACGCAATTTCGTTCATCACATAGGTTTGAGTCCCTAAGAGATGATCCATGCGCTTTAAGCCTTCCTCTTTAGTTTCAATCTTTAGTTGAGAACAAAAGCTATAAAACTGTTTGAGGTTGAATTTCATCTCGCTTTCTTGCGGGCTGGCTTCTTGGCTGTCTTAGCCGACTTCCTAAAGGCTTCAGCCGTAGGCGCACCAGCAGAACCGACTTTACGCATCTTCTCGCCAGAACCTTTAGCTATCCGTTCCCGTTTAGCATGGATATTGGCGTACAGACCTTTTGCTTTAGCTTTCATATTAGTTACTTTTTTATTTAGGTTTAGTTTCGTAAACAATTTCACCAGTTGGAGAAATCAATTTCTCTCCTTTCCAACTAGGAGCGCCTTCCTTGGCGTATTGAGATTCGCGGCTAAAGGATTCGTGATACGGAGTCTTGTAGGTATCAGGGTAATGCAATTGCTTGTCTACTGGGTTTACAGCAGACGCGGCCTGACCCTTTTGTTGTGCAAGGTAATACCCGCGCATATCGTAATCTGGGTACTTGTCTTTAGGGTTAAATGGAACTTTATTAGAAGCCACCCATTTCATAAAGGCAGCTTCCTGTTCTGGCGTTAGTTTGGCTAATTTTGATTGCCATTGAGGATCGGCATAAGCCATGTTCCGTTTAAGCAAAGCCTGACGCTTTTGCTCATATTGGCTTGCTTCAATAAGCCGCATCATTTCTTCAGTTGTTGCCATCACCTAATCTCCAAGCCAGTATCTTCTTCATTGAATCACGGTCATTCGCTAAAGCAACCAAGCCTTCAACATGAAGTGGCGGGTACTTCGCTTTCCATTCTTCCCAGAGAGCG